AAACTTCTACCCCCCCTGATTCTTCAGTCTATTTATCCCCGGAATCGGGCAAACGGTTCAAATCGGTGCAAAACGGACAAACTACAGTGCGGATTGATCCAGACTCACCCTTCTTTGTGCCAAGTCATTCGGGGGCTAACTAAGAATGGCTTACATGGATAAGGCTAAGACGGACGACTGGGCTACGCCTCAATTGTTGTTCAATGAGTTAAATAATATTTACAATTTTACTCTAGACGTGGCTGCAAGTTCACAAAACCATAAGACGGAAGAATGGTTTGGCTTAGATCACCCAATTGAAAACCGAAGGGATGGGCTCAAAAAGCGATGGTATGGAAATGTTTGGTGCAATCCGCCTTATGGCAGAGTCATTCAGGATTGGGTGTCTAAAGCCTATGCTTATCAAGGTTTATCGGTTTTGCTTTTGCCTTCTCGAACCGACACCAGATGGTTTCATGATTACTGTTATCCCAACGACCGAGTTAAAATTAAGTTTCTTAAAGGAAGATTGAAATTTAACGATGGTAAAAACCCAGCTCCGTTTCCTTCGATGTTGGTGATATATCGTGCCAATCCGTAAAGGCAGCACGAAGCCAAGATTGAGCAACGCGCCCATTAAGGGTAAATCCCGCATTGATGAAGTTAAACCTTGGCTTGAATCCATAGGCCAAGAGCTGCTGCCGTGGCAAGAACACGTCCTAACCGACATGCTAAAGGTCGACAAGGAAAATAAATGGGTTCGCAAAACAAACCTGTTATTAATTGCTAGACAAAACGGTAAAACTCACTTAGCGCGTATTCGTATCCTTGCCGGCTTGTTTTTATTCGGTGAAATGTCTATTGTTGCGATGTCGTCCAACCGGGCTATGGCCTTGGATACCTTCCGCAAGGTTTGTGATCTGGTTGAATCGACACCTCAGCTGCGGACACAGCTAAAACAGATTCGCGTGGCCAATGGCCAAGAATCATTAGAGCTTCTAAATGGCGCTCGGTATGAGATAGTCGCGGCGACTAGAGATGGTTCCCGTGGTAAGACCGCGGATCTGTTGTTCGTAGATGAGTTGCGTGAAGTAGATGAAGCCGCTTGGACTGCGGCTCGCCCAATAACTCGCGCACGTCCTAACTCTCAGATATTCCTGTGTAGCAACGCTGGCGATGCGTTTAGCACGGTTCTCAATGATTTAAGAAGTCGCGCTTTAAGTTACCCGCCTAAAACTCTTGGCTATTGGGAGTATTCGGCCGATGAGTTTGCAAGCATTCACGATAAAGACGCTTGGTATCAAGCCAATCCGGCATTGGGTTATTTAGTTGACGAAGAAACAATTGCCGAATCAATTGCCACTTCAAGCGTAGAAGCTACGCGCACGGAAACCTTGTGCAGTTGGATTAGCGCATTAAAATCTCCGTGGCCTTATCGTGCGTTAGAAGATTTAACAGTCCAAGATCTCAAACTGGAACCCGGAAGGCTTACGGTGTTTGCAATTGATATTTCGGTGACTAAGCGCCACGCGTCATTAGTCGCAGCGCAGATTATGGAAGATGGCAAAATTGGCGTTGGGGTAATGGCTCAATTCACTAGCGAGGTTGCAATTGATGAGCTAAAAATGGCGGTTGAGGTTCATGAATGGGCGCTTAAGTATCGGCCTAGAACGATTTTGTTTGATAAATATACCTGCATGAGCGTGGCTGAAAGGTTGGCGCAATCTGGGCACGCAATTAAAGACATGTCCGGCCAAGTGTTCTATCAGGCGTGTTCGGATCTTCTCGATAGCATTGTGAACCAGCGCATTGTTCACTCCGGGCAGTCCAGCCTTGTGGATTCAATGAATAACTGCGCCGCAAAAGAAACCGATGCTGGCTGGCGTATTGTCAGGCGTAAATCCGCCGGAGATGTTTCGGCGGCTATTGCCTTGGCTATGTGTGTCCATGAATTACTAAAGCCACAAAGTAAGCCACAAATAATTATTGACTAAATGCCCGATTTGTCGGGCTTGTGTGGTATCCTATTGCCTTAATGGGTCTCTTTGATCGTTTCCGTCCACAGAAAATTGAAGCGCAAGCAGCGCCTCAATTAATGACGGATAGTTTTAATTATTATCTTCCAATTACGCTCACCGCAGTAGGTCGCGATGAAGCCATGAGCGTGCCTTCAGTTGCACGCTGCAGAAATTTGATTTGCTCAACCATCGCGAATATGCCTCTCGAACTATATAAGAAAAGTTCAGGCGAAGAATTAGGCAAACCGCTTTGGCTTGAGCAACCTTCTATCTCACAACCACGCAGCGTTACAATTGCGTGGACTGTTGATTCGCTTCTGTTCTATGGTGTTGCATATTGGCAGGTTACAGAGCTTTATCAAGACGATGGCCGACCTGCACGTTTTCAATGGATAGCACCGGGTCGCGTTTCGTTTACTACCGATGGAAATACAAATTTCATCACACAATATACAATCGATGGCACGCCGGTTCCAATGTCCGGACTTGGATCATTAATCACATTCCAAGCGCAAGATGAAGGAGTATTACAACGCGGCGCAAGAACACTTCGAAGCGCAATTGATTTAGAGACTGCGATGCGTGTCGCATCCGCGACTCCAATGCCAAGCGGTGTTCTAAAAAATACTGGCGCAGATTTATCGCCTGAGGAAGTTTCATCAATTCTTGCAGCATGGAAGGCAGCGCGTGAGCGTAGATCTACCGCATATTTAACATCTACTCTTGAATATCAACCAACCGCATTTTCACCGCGAGATATGATGTTTGTTGATGCAATTCAAAACACAGCCACACAAGTAGCGCGAATGATGAATGTGCCTGCGTATTACATAAGCGCGGACATGAATAATTCAATGACATATGCCAATGTTCAAGATGAGCGCCGCCAGTTTGTGGCTTTATCTTTAGCGCCATTCATTCACGCGATACAGGATCGCCTCAGCATGGATGATGTAACCGCGCGCGGCAATATTGTAAAATTTGACGTTGACTCAGCATTCCTTCGGGTTGATCCAATGGAACGCCTCAACGTAATTGAAAAAATGCTTGCACTAGGTTTGATTACTTTAGAGCAAGCTATGGAAATGGAGGATTTAACACCGAATGGAAACGAAGATGTTTCTTCAATTGAGTAGTAATCTCACCTGCAACGCAGAGGAGAGAACAATTACTGGAAAGATTGTGCCATTCGGAGATTCCGAAGTTGGCCACACAAATGTAGGAAAAGTTGTGTTTGAAGCGGGATCAATTGAAATCCCAACAAACCCAAAGCCAAAATTATTACTTGAGCATGATCCAAAAAAACCAATTGGTCGCTTAATGAGTTTTACAGAAGATGAATCCGGAATTTACGCAACATTCAAAGTAAGCGCGACATCGCGCGGAAATGATGCGCTAATTGAAGCGGCTGAGCAATTGCGTTCAGGCTTGTCAGTCGGCGTGGAAGTTATTGCCGGCAAAAAAGACAAAGACCGTTACAGAGTTAAATCAAGTTTGCTCAAAGAAGTTTCGCTCGTACAGGCAGCCGCCTTCAAGAGTGCAGAAGTTTTGAGCGTTGCAGCTTCAGAAGAAGAAGTTGCAGAACAACCAACCACAAACGAAAGCGAGGCAGTCGTGGAGAACACTCCAGACACCGCAACCGTTGAGCCTAAGGCCGAAACCCCTGCGGTAGAGGCTGCTCGCCCAACAGTTGCTGCTCCAATCTATGCAAAGCCACGCATCCAAGTGACTCCAGCTCTCTACGTTGAGAACACCGTTCGCGCGGCTCTCGGCGAAGAATCAGCACGTCAATGGATTGCAGCTGCATCTGATACAGATACTACAAATGACGTTCCCGGCTTAGTGCCAACGCGTCAATTGACTGAGGTAATCAATCCAAAGTCCACAGGCGTTCGCCCAACAATTGAAGCCATTTCATCCGGCACGTTGCCAGATGCTGGCATGAAGTTCCAGATTCCACGCGTTAAGACCGCTCCAACAGTTGGAACAATTGCAGAGGGTGGCGCGTTTGATGATACTCAGGTCGAAATCGAATATCTCGATGTAGACGTTAAGAAGTTTGCAGGAATGCAGAAATTCTCGGTCGAAGTTCTAGATCGTACTTCACCAGCATTTTTTGCTGAGTTAACAGCCCTAATGGCCGATGCTTACGCAAAGCAAACCAACAAATATGCAAAAGAGACCATTCAATCAGTAGCAACCGTTGACGCTACAACCGTAACCCTCCCATGGGATGGCGACGAATTGTCAGCATTTATTTCACGCGCTGCGTCTGATATTTATTCAAACACTTTTGCATTCGCAACCGGCATTATCGCAAGCCCGACACAATGGGCTAACTTTATTGCGTTGAACGATACCGCTAAGCGTCCAATCCTCACCGCAATTCAGCCACAAAATGCTATGGGTTCTGTTGCAGCTAACAGCATCCGCGGAAACATCCTTGGCCTAGATCTCTACGTTGATTACACAGAGTCAGGCGATGGAGACGCATCAATTGTAGTTCTCAACCGCGATTCCTTTACTTGGTATGAATCACCACGTCTCCAGCTCCGCGCTGAGACTGTTGGTTCTGGAAAAATTGAAGTTGGACTTTATGGTTATGGCGCACTAGCGACTAAGAAGCCAAAGGGTGCATTCCGCTTCAACAAGGCTTAATTAGCCAAGTAGTAAAGTTACCCCGGCGCTTCTGCCCTGAGCGCCGGGGCTAACACAGAGAGGACAACATGCCAGCCACTTATGTAACCGAAGCCGAACTTCGTGCGGCTCTTGGTATTGGCGCGCTTTACAGCTCGGCTGTTGTCGAAGAAGTCTGCCAAGCAGCAGAAAACATAGTCAAATCAAAGTTATGGTTCAACGCTCAAAGCGTTTACGCTATCGAAGCGACTGGAACCACCGGACGAATTTATTTAGATCAGAACATTGAACAGTTTATTGTTGGCGACACTATTACAGTCGAGAACGTGCGCCAGCATTACAATGGCAGCCACGTTATTACAAAAGCGAATGGCGTTTGGCTTGAATTTGTAAATGCACAAATTACGACACGCGCTTATCACACAATAGCGCCATGGGGTCGCGTATATGGTTCACAGGCTATTGACTACGCCACGCTTCCAGAAGTAAACCAAGCTTCTCTAATGATTGCAGTTGATATATGGCAGGCACGCCAAGCATCCAACGCTGGCGGTATTAGCCCTGATTTCCAACCTTCGCCCTACCGCATGGGGAACACATTAATGGCAAGAGTGCGCGGGCTTTTAAGCGATTACTTAGCTCCGGGCGGTCAAGTAGGGTGAGCGCAATAACTACCCTACGGGGAACCATCGCGACTGCGTTAAGTGATAATGCGGTGTGGCAGGTCTTTTCGTTTCCCCCTGCGTCACCGCTCGCTAACTCAATTGTGGTACAGCCTTCCGATCCCTACATAGAGCCAAGCAATGACCACTACAAAACCGTAAAACCTAAGGTCAATTTCAAGTTAATTGTTTTAGCGCCAATGTTTGATAATCAAGGCAACCTAACAAACATAGAAGATTTTTATTTGAACATAGTTAATAAGCTCGAAGCGTCCTCGATTGCTTATACAATTGGCACATTCTCCGCGCCAGCAGTTTTAACCGGAACAGTGGGCGATCTATTGTCCGGTGAAGTAACCATCAGCGTACTATCCGATTGGAGCTAAAATGGCTGATAATGACAAAGAGCGCGAGGCTTTTCTGATCAAGATCGGTCAGATCAAGCCCGCGGAACCAAAACCAACCGCTAAGAAAGATGAGGAATAGTCAATGGCTGTTTTCTTAAATAACAAAGTCGGTCTTAAGATTAACGCTGTTGATCTTAGCGACCACGTTACCTCGGTAACATTGAACCAAGTAGCAGACGAGCTCGAGGTCAGCGCCATGGGCGACACCGCACACAAATATGTTAAGGGCTTGGAATCGGGTACTCTCACGGTTTCATTCTTGAACGATACTGCTGCATCCAGCGTCATGGCGACACTACGCGCCGCATTCGGTACAACCGTAGCGGTGAAAATGCTTCAAGAGAAGTTAACTGCGGTCGGTGCAACCAACCCGCTTTATACCTTCGATATCCTCGTCAATAACCTAACACCTATTAACGGTGGAGTAGGCGACATTGGCACACAAGACATCACTTTCACGCTAAACTCGGTAGTGACGATAGCCGACACCGGCACGTTCTAAATTAGTAAAGGGGCAACATGGCACAGCTAAAAATTGTTAGGGCAGATGGTACGGAGTCAACCCACGAGTTGACACCGGCAATTGAGTACGCTTTTGAGCAGTATGCGAAGAAGGGTTTTTTTAAAGCCTTTCGCGAAGATCAAAAGCAATCGGACATTTACTGGCTGGCGTGGGAGTGTCTGCGCCGCGCGGGCGCTCCCGATGTATTTCCGTTTGGGGAAAAGTTTTTGGAAACCTTGAAATCAGTTGAGGTTACGGACGATTCCCCAAATGGATAACGCGCGACACTTGGACTTATCGAATCGCTGAGTTGTCGATAAATCTAGGGATCGCGCCGAGTGAGTTTATTAACATGGATGGCGATTTACTTAAAGCCTTCTATGCGGTCTTAAAGAAACAGAGCGAGGAGCGCAAGCGTGCCAGTAGTAGTAGAGGGCATCGTAGGGCTTAGAAAAGCCTTGAACAAATACGCTCCGGATCTTCGTAAGGAATTAGACGCTCAAGTCAAATTGGTACTAAAACCAATTATTGATGATGCTCGTTCTAAGGTTCCTGCCACTAGCGTTTTAACTAATTGGAACAATCCCGGCTATGAACGTAAAAGTCGAACATCTCGCGGGCGAGCATTTCCTTCTTATGATTCCAAAATTGTGCGCCGCGGATTGACTTACAGTTTAGCCAAGAAGCGTAATAATCGCAGCGGTTTTGTTTCCTTATTTACCCTGCTCAATAAATCAGCAGTTGGAGCAATCATCGAAACTGCCGGTCGAGCATCAGGAAGTAGCGGTTCAAGCAGAAGTCAAAGCAATAACTCCGGCGCTGGCGCTCAGTTTATTGGAGCTATGAATCAAATTGGCGCACTAAAAGATTTTGCAGGTAAAGGTCAAATGACTACCGGACGGTTGCTCTATGCGGCCTACGATCGTAATCAAGGCAAGGCTCTTGATGCCATAATGAAGGCCATTGATAATATGGCTAAACGTTTTAGCGATACTGTTCGGCAAGATAGCATAAAGAAGGTAGCATGAGTACCTCAAGCAACATATTAGTAAACATCATTGGAGAGTTTCAAAAAAAAGGTTTTGATGATGCAGATAAGGCCAGCAAACGTTTAGAAAAAACATTTAAAACGCTAGGCAAAACCTTACTTGGCGTTTTTGCGGCTAAGAAAATAATTGAGTTTGGCAAGGCTTCAGTTAAGGCTTTTGCCGAAGAAGATCGTGCTATCAAGCAGCTCAATGTGTCGCTTAATAATTTAGGGCTTGGTTACAAGGGTGCTAACGTTGAAGAATTTATTGCACAAACACAAGCGGCTAGTGCGGTTGCAGATGATCAATTGCGCCCGGCATTACAGAAGTTAGCGAATGCTACTTTAGATTTTGGTAAGGCACAGAGCCTATTAGGTTTGGCTTTAGACATCTCAGCATCAACAGGCAAAAGCCTTGAGCAAGTCACAACCGGATTAACTCGCGCTTATCTTAAAGATACTCAGGCGCTGGCAAGGTTAAACATTGGCCTAACACAAGCTGAGTTGAAGACAATGAGTTTTGATGAGGCTCAGCGTATTCTCAGCGAAAGATTCGCTGGTGCTGCAAGTGCCGCAGCCGATTCATACCAAGGAAAACTAAACGCGCTTTCAATTGCAGCCGATGAAGCAAAAGAAGTTATCGGTAAAGAATTAGTAGGCGCATTGCAAAAGTTAGCCGATGGTGACTTTGATAAGGTTCTCGGCGCAATTGCTACGAGTGCTAATTTTGTAGGCCGAGCAATCAACAATATCGCTTACGGTATAGCGACCATTAAGTTATTTACCAAACAGGTTACAGATTTTGGTTTATCAATGGAAGAAGCCAAAATACAGGCAGATGCTCTTAGGCGTGAGTATGGCAAGATACCTAAGGCTCAAGTACCCGGTAAGCCCGCAGGTATTACGCAACGCATTCGCGAACAGGATGCTCTTAACCGTAAACTAAACAGAGATCGAGCAGCGGCAATAAGGCTAGATAAGAAGGCCGCGGAAGCTCGAATAAAGCAGGCAAAAGACGAAGCAGCCCTAAAGCGTGCTGGCACAGTATTTGATATGGAGAACATTCAAATTGTGGCAGCGTTACAGGGTAGGATTTCAGAAGATCAAAGGCTTCGCCTAACCGCTTTATTGGCAATTAATAACAAGAATGCCGAAGCCGCTGAAAAATTATCAATGGCGGTACTGGCAACGAACGCAGCTGCGTTTGAAAGTATCGGCGTGATTATCAAAGCCGGCGATAATGTTGAAGATGTCATTCGTAAGTTAATAAACGCTCAGGCTAACCTTGCATTAGTAAAAAAGGGATTGGTTGAAATCCCTAAGGCCAAGAATCCTTTTGAGGATTGGCCGGATGTAATGAAAACCATCCTTGAGCAGATTAAGCAGATTACCAAGGCTGTTAAAGAAGTTCCAAGCCTTAGCACAAACACGACTACTGCGGTGGGTGTTATTCCGGCGGCCAGTAGTGCGGCCAGCACAGCCGCAAGCTTGGCCGGTACGGTAGCGGGTCGAGATAGCGGTGTTATATTTTCGCCAAGCGGTACGCCATTCGTGGTTCCAAGTGATGTCGGCGCAGCTGCCTTCGATGATCCTAGAATGTTTGTCGATGCCTTCAGTAACGTTCTATCCAACCCACAACTCAATTGGCAAGCGGTAGGCGATACCTACGTCACAAACGTAACAGTCAATGGCTCGGTAACATCAGATGCTGATCTCGTGGACATGATAACCAATGAAATTTACAAGGCTCAAAAGAGCGGGAAAGGCATCCTGCTTAACTCGGTGGCGATTTAATGCCAGCTCCACAAATTCGAGTATTTGTTGATTTTGATAGCGATACCGCTTTTGAGACTAACCCTTTAATCCTAGGTAGTGCCACAAAAGGCATTCTAGGCACTAATAGGCTTGGTTCTGGAACCTTGCCAGTAGAAATCACTAACCTAGTCGAAAAAGTCTCTATAAGGCGCGGTAGAAACCGAATTACAAGCAAGTTTGAGCCGGGTACTGCGGACGTGACTCTCTATGATCAAAACGGAGACTGGAACCCAACAAATACAGCTGGAGCCTATTACCCTGATTTAGTGCCGCTTCGTCAGATTATTATTTATGCAACCTATGGCGGAAGTGATTACTACCTATTCAGCGGGTTCATTCAGGCTTACGACACAGGATTTTGGCAAGGCAACGAAGATGTGAGCCGGGTCACACTTAGATGTTTTGATGCCTTCCGTTTATTGGCTGGCGCTTCAATTACCACCGTAACAGGCGCACCGGCAGGCCAAGATTCAGGCGCTCGTGTCAATGCTATTCTCGATGCGATTAGTTTCCCGGTTTCCTTGCGCTCCATTGATACCGGAAACTCAACCCTTCAGGCCGATCCGGGAACCCAGCGCAACGTACTTGATGCCTTGCAACAGGTAGAGAATTCAGAGTTCGGCGGCATATTCCTAGACGGTGAAGGCCGGGTTAATTTTAAGAATAGAAACGCCACTATCAGCACGCCTAGCACCGCGGTTTATAGTTTTAACGATGATGGAACCAACATCTCTTATCAGCAGGCACAGTTTGAATATGACGACACTACGCTGATTAACAGCGTTACCGTCACACGCGCAGGCGGCACAGCCCAAACCGCCAGCGATACTGCGTCAATAACTCAATTCTTCCTTCATTCTGGCATTCGCAGCGACATTTTGGTTCAGACCGATACCGAAGCCTTGAACCAAGCAAAAGCCATATTGGCAACCCGTAAAGATCCTGAGCCACGCATTGATAGCATCCAGCTCAATCTTTACGATGATACCAACGTCAATAAGCCGCTTTCAGGCGTAGATATCGAATTGCTCGATGGCATAACCGTGTCTAAAGCTATGCCCGGAAGTACCACTTTCACACAGAATTCGGTCGTCATTGGCATTCATCACGATGTCACTAAGCGATCATGGAACACAACACTATTCACGTCCGAACCACTTGTCTCAGGTTTCGTCCTAGGGTCGTCCATTGACGGTATACTAGGCGAAGATGTCCTGAGCTACTAAGGAGAACCAATGGCAGGAGCAGGCTACAAACTATTTAATACTGGAGATGTTCTCACAGCAGCTCAAGTAAACACTTACCTTCAAGAGCAAGCGGTTATGGTGTTCGCTAGCGCAGCCGCTAGAACCACAGCATTAAGCGGCGTACTCGCTGAAGGAATGATGAGTTATCTTCAAG